GGCGAGGACCAGGATCCTTAGGTACGGCATCTTCCTTTCTCCAGCCATCCGGTGGCGCATTCTCTTTGTTGATTTGTTCCACAATTGTCTTGAGCTTTTGCTTCTTCGGCTTTTCCGTAACAATGTATTCACATCCGTAATACTCGTTCATTTGATTTATTAGTTTTTTACTGATCATGAGATCCTCCTTTGTTAGTTAAGGATCCTTGCGCATTGGTAGGGCTTGCCCTTCGTTGCACAGGCACCAGCTACAAGGATCTATGCTTACATAAGATATGATGGGATAGATGTCAAGCTCTTTCTTCGAATTATTTTCTACAGCTCTGGAGACCCTGATGGTCATACAGCACGCTGCTGCTGGAGATCCAGTGTCTTAAACGAGGTACAAAACCTTTCGCTTTTCTAATGTAAACGAGGTTGGTTACGCCTCTGCGGGGGAAGACTCCCCAGCTTCACGCTGCAGGTGCCAGTGCTACTTCTCAAACGAGGACGAGACTTTTGTACTTGACAACGAGACGAGATCCAGTGCCATGCCGTTTCTTGCCCCCGCTAACTAACAAAGAGGGAAAGAAACGAGGGCGAGAAACGACACGAGCTTCACCTGGTGCCTGAGCTCCAGCTCTGGCTGCAGGATGGTCCGTTGGCCTTTTGGAACGAGAACGAGAAACGAGGTCTTAAAACGAGAACGAGCTTCACGCTGCCTCCCGGAGAAGGTTTACCAGCTCTGCCTGGATCGCGGGCCATTCAAAGGGTAACGAGAACGAGCGACACGGCACCAGTGAACGAGGATCCGTGAACACGGACAACGGTCTGTACAGTTTAAGAGACCTTTTCGAGAGGGTCTCTTTCAAGATAAAAACATTACCACCTGCCTTGATATATTTATTAATCCAAACTATTTGCCACTTATTTAGCTTGGGATAACTGAGTTGATCTGATTTTAATTCAATCCAAAATATTCCTTTTTTATGAACACCATGCACATCTGGTACACCATTAATTGTGCTAGTTTCTATGCGGGTTAAATAACATTCGGTCAGTCCTTTTTTGGTTCTTTGCCACAGTAATTTTTCTTGATTTATATTACGTTTCATTAGGTCAGCTTTTTAATATCTTTAATAACTGAATTTGGTATTACAGTAGTATTTCCTATTGACTCAATACACTTACCATCATCTCCAAATGAGTAATCACCAAACACTCTTGTTACACCTTTTGTTTGGCTAAGCAAGTGCCCCTTGGTTATGCATGTAGCCAACTTCGCCTTCCTGAGCTGGTCAAACGTACTCCAACTGCTATCACTCACAATATCATACCATTCAACCGAGACCATTGGATACTTCTCAATTTCGCTCTTAATTTTTTTCGGTACATTAATTTTTTTCTTCTTCATCAATATCTACACTAATAATTCCTACAGAAGTAAACATTGTGGAGTTGTGGACATGATTAAAAACTTTTACCCACTCAGACCAATTAGCTTTTCTCAATTTGTTCAACGTGCTCGGGCTCAACTTCAATCGTTTTGGCGTTGTAGCCATCGATTTTTTTGTCAAGCTCTTTGAGTTTGTTTTCAAGTTCTTCACGAGACATACCCTCCAGACCTGTTACCCTGACTTCTTTTCTATCAACAAAAGCACCAGCTAATTGACCAGACCTATACTCTGCATTTATTGCAGCTGCGTATTGATCTTTTTTCTCAGCCTTATCTGCTAATCTATCTAATCTTTTAAATCTTCTAAGGTTATCACCTTGATACATCTTTAATTCTTTTTGAAATCTTTTGTCAAAATAATTAGCCACATGAGGATTAACCTTCCTCGATAAGAGTCTTGAAGCTATAGAACCATAATCATTTTCATTTTTGCAAACATAACCTGCACGCTTTAAAGCTTCAGCTTGTGTTATAGAACCCCAATCTTTAACATATATCTCCACAAACATTTTTTGTTTAGGAGTCAAATCAGATTCAGTTCTTAATGCTTTTTTCTTTAGTCCCATGATATTTCTCTTTCCAATATTTTGCACGTTCTAATCTTCTAACTCTATAATCTAAGTTTAAAAGATTTTTAAATAATTCTATTAACCTAAACATATTTAGATACAATTCTTTTTAGGACTTTTGCTTGGCCTGCATGTGCTTTCGATGCTTTTCTGAGTTTGCCTGCAACAGTTTTAAGAGCTGCAACATCCCCGCCCTTAGTATAACCATTTTTTACACCACCTTTTTTAAAACCTGTTTTTCTTTTCATGAAAGCTCTTACACTCTCACTTATATCAGATTGTATCTTACGTCTATCTAATTTAGATACAAGTGGTATTTGCATACCTTTGCCAGCTTTATCAGATGCATAGGCCTTGCCAAATATTTGTGGCTTACCACCTCTTTTTCTTTCTTTCTTAGCTTTTTCAATTCTTAAAATAATTCTTCTTCTTGCACCTGGAACAGCTTTTATGTCAGCTTTGGTTACTAACTTTGTTCCCTTAATTTTTTTCTTAAGATCTGCTTTTTTTAGTTGATATGGAACAGTAGGCACAGCTCCTTTGGTTTTTTTGGTTCTTTTTACTTCAGCTTTATGCTTTCGGAATACTTTTCTAAAAGCTTCCTTTGCCATCTTACGACCTTCTTTTGTGGCTGTAATTTTGTAACCGCTCTCGATTAATTTTTTCATCATGATATTTTCATTATATAGATTATTTCATCATAAAGTAAGTATAGTAAAAACTTCTGGTTGCGTTCCCGCAAGTGGTGTCCCTGAGGGACACCAGAGGGACACCATAGGGACACCATTAAATCGTGCTAAAACCATTGATATTACTGGATAATATTACTTTAGGGACAGCAGGGACACCTGTTTTACCCCCTGGGGTACTTTTTATTAATCAAGTGTCTGAATAATCTATATAGTATATTTTTTATTTGTCCGGTGTCCGGTATTATTGTATATTGAACCCATGTTACTATTTAGTGAGAAAGCTCCCATAGGGGTTTTTTATCAGAAACATCTTAAACACTTATTGGATAGTAGCCACCACGGGGGTTTCGAGTCATTCTGTTCCTTAAACAGTGTTTGTGCTTTTTTTTATCCCCCGTGGGTTAAAACAATACGTCCGCCATGACTACTTTCCAAGTTTCACACTAGTAATTTTTAACATTATATTTTTCCTATCCTTACTATTATCAGCAGCCCTATAATCTCTATATAATCCTCGATACCGAACCCATTCCTTCTGTAGTTCAGTAAACACAACTTTACCATCTCTAAGTAGCTTTTTATATTTCTCATGTATTAAATCAGGGTCAAAACCAGCGTTCCAACATACACTATCAAATGTTTTATTTTTTTCTAAAAACCAATCATGAGCATCTTTTTTAAGATAGGATTCTTGTTTACTACCTTGTGTAGTCAAGGCATCTTCAAAAGCTTGCAATACTATAGCTTGAAACAATCGCTGTTCAGAACTGGTCTTAGGACTTAAAACTTCAGCAGCCATACTAGTGCCCAAAATTTTTAACAAGTTTGGTGAATACATCCCTAAAATGCCTTTGTACCTCTCTCGGAGATCTTACGTAGGCAGTCCACTTATAATCTACTAGTGCTTCTTCAATAAAGTCAGTTCGTTCCGGGCCTTTTAAGCCTTTACATATTTTTACAGATGCTTTTACAAATTCAGGATCTAGCTCTGACATTACCATAACCACGGTGTGGGAAAAGATATGGATGTGGAATTACACCGTGGTTAGGCATTTTTGACGACCAGTTTTAAACCTTTTACCGAAGCAGCTTTTTTTCTGCCTAGCCGCCAACATTCCTCTACTTTATCAAGGAATGAAAGACTGAAATTTCCTAAACCAAAATCATTTCCACAATACAACTGAAACATTAGACTAGTCATCTCATCATAAGTTTTCTTATTTGGACTAATCATTACAAGCTTTTCTAAAGCTTGTTCTAACGCTTCTGGGCTGCTCTTTCGAACATATCTAGCCACTAATTCTCCTTTTAAGTTAAATTAAGCTGTCGTTGTTATATGAAAATAAGGTGTTTAAAGCCCCACCTTTTCATTTAGGCTAAGGAAATACGTGATTCGATTAATACTTATTTTGAAGGATCTTGCAAGTCTAATTTTATATTAAAACCTACAGTGATTCTATTTTTAGCACTAGTATTTACTGATACCTCATGAAGTAAATATGAAGGAAACAAGAGGATATCACCATCTTTTGGGTCATGAGCAATCATTTTTGCATGTGGCATATAGGGTGGAATCATAAAATACATCTGTTCATGTGTAGCAAATTTTATAGTGCCTGTGCCTTCGCCTTGAACATAATAAACTCCAGATAAATCACAATCAGCTTTATAATGCGTATGAAACAAATTACCGCCACCAAAACCATTAACATTGGTCCAATACAAAATCTTACAGTTCATATCATTTCTATTAAAATAATGATTTATATACTCTGCTAAAATTAAATTAATTGGCTTTAACAGCTCTTCTTCACACTTGTATTTATATACACTCCGCCAACAGTTCTCATTAGAATGTGGCATGGCAAGTAAATTTGATTTTCTAGCTTCTAAAATTTCTTTTTTTAATTTTTTATTTAATGGCTGGTGGTCTGCAAAATTTTTTATGAATATTTTTGTTTCTTGTAATGTAAGCATAATAAATGGCCCTAGTCTCCCAGGGCCATACCTAGGGTTTATTTACCATTGAGAAGTTTGTTGCCTTCTGCTAGTAAATTCTCTTTCATCTTCTGATAGCTTTTCCCCTCTTTTTTAGCTATCTTTTTTATTTCGTCATCAACTAATTTTGCAATCATAGAGCCAGGTCTTCTAAACCCTTGCTTCCCCATTGCTCTTATCAGTGTATATGATTCTATATCAACCGCACAAGACTTCCATTTAGTGATGTCCATTACCTCTCCTATTCTTCTACTTCGGTATATTCTCTGGTATCAAAGAAATCAAGTAGATTTATTCTTTTTTTCGGAACCAATCCAGAATTATAGATTTTTTGGAAGATTTGCACATAATCACGTGCTGAAGTTCCAGACATTAGCCAAGCAGATTTAGTCTTTATGGCAGTTTTAAACCTATCAAAACTAAACTTTGGGTGTCTATCTGCAATGATATATGCAGTTAAGATCTGTCTTTTTATCCTTCTGCTAGTATTATCCATACCAACAAGATACTTTTTAAGATACATTAACTGATTACCAATACGATCACAGTTTTGTATTCCTCCAACAGGTATTTTAAAATCACCTTGTTTGAATTGTTCTGTAATCAATCTCCATCTAGAAGTGATCTTGAGTAACAGAATCATTGTTTCTGATACTGGCAAACCAAATTGTTGCATTTTGGATTTACAAATTTTGTAATCCATTTTACCTCTTGCACAATGATGGCCTAAGTAATGGTCCATTGACCAATTCTTTCTGCCTTGGTTAAGTCTAGCTACATCAAGCGGATCATCTGAATTGATAATGATATAAGGAACAGGTAATCCTAATTCCTTTCTTGCTTGTAATGTATGTTGACCATCCACCACTTCTTTATTTGCATTTACACGTATGGGATCCATAAGATCTTTTTCTGCAATTAATTTTTTTAATTGCTTCACGTGTGATTCATCCACAGGTCTATTGCCTCGGATTTTTTTGAACATAGAGTAATCCCTAGTTTCAAAAAATTTATTATTTACTGCTCTTGTCATCTTTTCCTCCTTATTAGTTAATTACAAGATAAGTTATTCCACCAATAATAATTAAAAGTATTTTTGGTGGTATGGTTAGTAATAGGAACAACACAAACATTTTAACAATCAGGTCTGTCATTTGCCCCCTGTAGTTGGTCTTCAATCAGTCTTCTTGCGATTGCTTCGTTGATTGGATATATCGGTATATCATCAAATCGCATTGCGCACTGTTGAAGGTCTTTCATACCTCTTTGAAATTCTTCATCGTCATATTCAAGTGGCATGTGTCCGTTGTTCGATACTATCGGAATATTGTTGAGTATTTTCTCAACCTTCTCAACCCACTTAACGAACACTTGTGAGTCACAGTTAATTTTGGTTTTCATAGAAACCCCAATCACTGAATAGTTTAACAATTTTATCTATGGCTTCATGATACTTACGCATACCAGATAATTTGTCTCTAACGTTCATGGATCTATACTCTTCTCCATTAACTGTTAGGTCTATCCGTTTTGTATTCTCATTAAAAGTCACAGTAAAACTGTGAAGTTTTTCAACTTCTTTAGGGTGGTCGATCATCCACTCTGGTTTTAAAACCAGCGGCTCTACTTCTGCAGCTGATGACTCAGCCCCTGTTGTTTTTTCTGTTTTCATGATAACCTCTTTGTTAGTATTTGTAAAAACATGAATCTTATATAAACATTTTCATGGGATATGCAAGGAAAAAATGTTATAGGATAATATAGGAAATGACTAAATTTATAATAGTTTTATATATGTGTAGCCAATTGAGTGGTCAA